AGGTGGTGGTCAGATTATTGATGAAAAAGCTATCTTAGATGATGGTGGTTCAGCAGTAACGTGGACAGCTAATGTACCTTTATATATTATTCAAAATTCACACGGTCACGCAGCCAATGCCTTTGTAGGTACTGGTGTAACCGCAGGTGTTGTAGGTGGTCCTGCTACTTCGGAAGCAATTGTTATTGCATCTACTTTGTACAGCTCATCAGCTCGTACACTGTATATAAGGCTAAAACCTTTAGCAAATAATCTTGCGACAGCAGCTACAACTGTGACTTATTTAGTCGAGTTTTTACATTTAGGTGTATTACCTGATTAATTATTAAGGCACAAAAGGGTAATCTTTATTGATTATCCTAAAGTGGGGAGGGTTTTCATCGACTCTCCCGAACTTTAATTTTAGGAGAAATTATATGCCAAAATTAGGAGCAAAACACTATCCTTATACCAAAAAAGGATTTGCAGATTACGAGAAAGCTAAAAGAAAAGGTATGAAAAAGGGTGGAGTATATTGTACTAAAAAAGCTATGAGTAAGGCAAAACCTAACTAATAAGGAAGACTAATGGCAACAACATATTTAACACTAACAAATGAACTGCTCAGAGAATTAAACGAAGTTGTTTTAACTTCAGCTAATTTTAGTGCTGCAGTTGGGATTCAAGGACATGCTCAATCTTGTATCAATAGAGCATACAACGATATAGTTATGGCAGAACCTCAGTGGGGATTTTTAGCAACAGGTGAAAGTGGTGCTACAGACCCTTTTTATGGTAATGTATATGTTGAAACTGTAGCAGGAACTCGTTGGTATGAATTAAAATCCTCGAGTTCAAGTATAATAAATGATTATGGTTCTATAGATTGGGATAATTTTTATCTTACTACTATAGGTGTAAGTGGAGCAAGTTCTCCTTATACAAGTAGAAACTTAAAATTTATTACAACAGAAGAATGGAAAGATCATTTAAGAGAACAAGAAAATATTGATGATGCAGACTCTCAAAACTACGGAGAACCTAGATTTATTATTCGTAGTCCCGATGCTAGGAAGTTTGGAGTAAGTCCAATACCCGATAAAGTTTATCGAGTTTGGTTCTTTGCTTGGGATTTACCTACAGCATTATCTGCACATGACGATGCGATAGTATTTCCTGATGTGTTTACACCGGTATTAATGGCTAGAGCAAGGTATCATTTTCATCAGTTTAAAGATTCTCCACAAAACGCAGCTTTTGCTTTACAAGATTATAAAGAAGGATTAAAGAAAATGCGTTCTGCTTTATTAAATCCAGTACCTACATATATGTCAACGGATCATATATAATGGCAACACAACCATACGCATTAGCATGTGAAGGAGGACTAGATAAGTCTTCTAGCTCTTTTGAGTTACTCCGTAGGCCCGGAGCAGCTACAAGATTAAGAAATTTTGAAGTTGATGTGGCTGGTGGTTATAGAAGAATTAATGGCTTTTCAGCCTTTGGTGGCTCAAGTGCAGCTAATCCCAGTACAGATAATGATATATTAGGATTACATGTATACGCAGATGGTGTAATAGCTTGTTCAAGTACTAACGTATATTTTACACTAGACGGTATTACTTGGCTACAAATTAATAGAGCTAGTGTAGCAGGTGGTGGAGATAACTATAGTACTTTTACAGGTCGTAGTGCTGCAGCTAGAACATCACAAGGTTTAGCACACTTTGCAACCTATGAAGGTGACACAACTTACGGTGAAGTAATAATTACTGACGAAGGGTCAGGTGTAAAACCTTTTTACTTCAAAATGACAGGTAGTGGAGCATTAAGTGATAGAACTTATTTTGCTAAAGAAATTACAGTTGATGGTTCAGTTTATCCAAAGTTTTGTACAATACACGATAAGCATTTAGTAGTAGCCGGTTCAAGCACAGAACCTAATGGGATTCATTATAGTGGTACAAACGATATAGATGATTTTTCATCTACTGGTTCGGGTACTATTATATTAGACGACCAAGTTGTAGGACTAAGAAGTTTTAGGGAAGACTTAATAATATTCTGTCGAAATAGTATTTGGAAATTAAGTAATATAAATAATTCATCTACAATAGCAGTAGAACCTATTACTAAAAATATTGGTTGTTTAGATGGTAGAAGTATTCAAGAGATTGGTGGTGACTTAGTTTTTCTAGCACCCGATGGTATAAGAACTCTAGCAGGTACAGTAAGAATTGGAGACGTTGAGTTAGGAACTGTTAGTAGAGCTATACAACCTGTAATGAAAGACATTGCAGATAATATAGGAACTTATAATGTAAGTAGTATTGTTATTCGAGACAAATCGCAATACCGGTTATATTACGGTTCTAGTTCCACAGGTGATTCATCTGAAGGAATTATAGGAACACTAAAAACAAACGCACAAGGTTTTACAGAATTTCAATGGTCTGAAACTAAAGGAATAGATGCAAGTGCAGCAGTAACTTCAGGATTTAATTCTAGTGGAGTTGAGAAACATTATCATGGAGATTATAATGGGAAAGTTTATAACCACGATACAGGAGACAATTTAATAAACGCATCAGGTGCTGACGCTAATATTGTAGCAGAATATCAGACACCCGATTTAGATTATGGAGATTTAGGAACTTTAAAAACCCTAAAATATGTTAAGATTTCAGCAACACCGGAAGGAACAGTATCTACTAAATTAAGAATTAGATACAACTATGATGACTCCGATTCACCACAGCCTTCTGATTATACTTTATCAGTAGATAAACCTTCGTTGTTTGGAACAGCAGTTTTTGGAACTTCGGCTGGACATGTATTTGGAGCAGCATCAGACCCAATAACAAGACAAGTAGTAGAGGGAAGTGGGCACAGTAATTATTTTAGAATATTTAGTGACGACCAAAACTCACCTTACACAATAAACGGAATATATATAGACTATGAACCTTCAGGGAGAAAATAATGGCATATAGTTACACACGACAAAGTTCAATGAGTGATGGGGATACCATTACAGCAGCTTTATTTAATAATGAATATAATCAACTAGTCAATGCGTTTGCATACTCATCAAGTTCTGCTAGTACTACAGGACATAGACATGATGGTTCTGCCGGACAAGGTGGTAGTGTTCAGACAATAGGTGATTTAGATTTTTTAAATAAGATAGTTGCAGATAGTACAAACAATAGATGGGGAGTATTTGTAGAAGTATCTTCTGCAGCAGTAGAACAGATTAGAATTTCTGATGGTGTTATATCACCAGTAACAGATAACGATATAGATTTAGGTACAAGCTCTTTAGAATTTAAAGACCTTTTCATAGATGGTACTGCACATATTGATACACTTGACGTAGATGTAAATGGTACAGTAGCAGGAACTTTTGGAGTTACTGGAGCTGCTACGCTATCAAGTACTCTAGCTGTCACAGGAGCTGTCACAGGTTCTAGTACAATTCAAGGCACAACTATAACAGCAACTACAGCTTTCGTACCTGATGCATCTGATGGTGCTGCTTTAGGAACAAGTGCATTAGAATTTAGTGATTTATTCTTAGCTGATGGAGCAGTTATAAACTTTGGAGACGACCAAGATGTCTCTCTAACCCACGTAGCCGACACAGGCTTACTTCTTTCAAGTACTGACCAATTACAATTCGGTGATTCAGGTACTTATATATACCAATCAGCAGATGGAGTACTAGACTTAGTATCTGATACTGAGATTGAACTTACTGCTACTACTATAGATATTAATGGTGCTGTTGCAATGGATGGTGCTATAACAGGTGGTACTAATATCACTATATCAGGTGAACTAGATGCAGCTACATTAGATATATCAGGTAATGCAGACATAGATGTAACACTTGAAGCCGATGCTTATACAGTAGACGGAACAGCTTTAAATGAATATATAGCTGATACAGTTGGAGCAATGGTTGGCTCTAACACAGAAACAAACATAACAGTTACTTACGAAGATGGAGATAATACTTTAGACTTTGTTATAGGAACACTTAATCAAGATACAACAGGAACAGCAGATAATATTACAATATCTGCAAACAATAGTACAGACGAAACCGTATACCCTCTCTTTGTTGATGGAGCTACAGGTTCGCAAGGTGCAGAAAGTGATACAGGTTTAACATATAATCCTTCAAGTGGTCTTTTAACTACTACACTTTTAGCAGGTACATTAAATACTGCAGCCCAAGGAAATGTAACAAGCTTAGGAACTTTAACAACTTTAACAGTTGATAACGTTATTATTAATGGTACAACTATTGGACACACATCAGATACTGATTTAATGACACTAACAAGTGGTGTTCTAACAGTAGCAGGTGAAGTAGACGCAACAAGTTTAGACATATCAGGTGATGCTGATATTGATGGAACCTTAGAGGCTGACGCAATAACTATTGGTGGAGTTACTCTAGCTGAAACTATTGCTGATACTGTAGGAGCTATGGTATCTAGTAATACTGAAACAAATATTACAGTTACTTATGAAGATGGGGATAATACTCTAGATTTTGTTATAGGAACATTAAACCAAGATACTTCAGGAACTGCTGCAATTGCAACAAGCGTAACTGCTTCTGCTAATAATTCAACAGATGAAACTGTTTATCCAACATTTGTAGATGGTGCAACAGGCACACAAGGAATAGAAACAGACACTGGACTTACTTATAATCCTTCAAGTGGTTTACTAACTATTAGTGGAGAGCTAGATGCTGGTTCTTTAGACATATCAGGAAACGCTGATATTGACGGAACTTTAGAAGCTGATGCAATTACAGTAGACGGTACAACTTTAGCAGAATATATAGCTGATACAGCAGGTGCTATGTTCTCAAGTAATACTGAATCGGGTATTACAGTAACATACCAAGACGGTGATAATACAGTTGACTTAGCAGTAGATGCAGCACAAACAGGAATTACATCTTTACTTGCAACAGATATTAAGATTGGTGAAGACGACCAAACTAAAATAGACTTTGAAACAGCAGATGAAATTCATTTCTATGCAGCAAATGTAGAACAAGTATATGTAGCCGATAATATCTTTGGACCACAATCAGATAGTGATGTAGATTTAGGAACTACTGGAGTGCGTTGGAAAGATGCATTCGTTGATTCAATAACAGTTACAGGCGAAGTCGATGCTGCAAGTTTAGATATAAGTGGTAACGTAGATATTGATGGTGTGTTAGAAACAGATAATTTAACAGTTGGTGGTGCACAAGGAAGTGACGGACAAGTACTTACTTCAACAGGAAGTGGGGTGGCTTGGGAAGATGCTGCAAGTGGTGGTATGACTTCATTTCAATTAGAAGATGATGATGGCACAGAAGTAGCTATTTCAAATGCAAAAGAAGTTAAGTTTATTGGTTCAGGTGTAACTACAAACTGGACAGATACTTCTACTGGCTCAGATGGAGACCCTTATGATTTAACATTTACAGTAGATGCTGCCCAAACAGGTATTACATCTTTATTAGCTACGGATATTAAGATAGGTGAAGATGATGAAACCAAAATTGATTTTGAAACAGCAGACACAATAAATTTCTATACGAGTAATGCTGAAAAAATGAGACTTAATTCTTCAGGTAATCTTTTAATAGGACAAGGAACTGATGTAGGAGCTACTGTTACACCAATGCTTGTAGTTGGTACTGGTGCAACTTCTACAGGTTCAATGTCTTTATTTAGTGCTACTGATGGCTATAACTATATATTCTTTTCAGATGGAACAGGTGGTGCAGGTGCTGATGCAGGATATATTAGATATAAACATGATGATAATACTCTTTTAACTAATAGAGTATTTAGTGGAGACTTTAACGATACTTCAGATGAAGCTTTAAAAGAAAATATATCAGACCTTTCAGGTGGTACTTCAATTATTAAACAATTAAGACCAAGAAGTTTTGATTGGAAAGATTCAGAGAAACCTCATCAAACAGGTAGAGCAGGATTTATAGCTCAAGAGGTTGATGATATTTTACCAAAAGAAGTATATGGAGCAGATGATGAAAAAGCAGTTAATGTTACAGCTATCGTAGCTCATTTAGTAAAATCAATACAAGAATTAGAATCTAGAATAGAAACATTAGAGGGTTGATAAATGGAATTTCTATCACCCTACATTGTTTGGAATATTTTTATAACTCTAGTACTTGCTCCTCTATGGATAAGTATAAGACAAAACTCTTCAGAGATTAAAAGAGTTGATATACTTATGAATAAGACAAGAGAAGAAATAGCTAAAGAGTATGTTACAAGATTTGAATTAAAAGATGGAATAAAGGACATCATGGATAGAATTAAAAAGATGGATGAAAAACTTGATAGACTGTTTGGAGTAAAATAGATATGCATAAAGGAAAGCATAAAAAAAATAAACCGATGATTTTAGGTATATCAATTACTCTTGGAACTTTAAAAAATCGTAGGAAGAATAAAAATGGCAAAAAGAAAAAACAAAACAAGTAGTAGAAAAAAACTATCTCTAGGCAATAGAGCAGACTATCGTGGTGGTGGTCGTGTAGCTTTACAGCGTGGTGGACCGGGAAGAGGGCAGAAAGAATATGAGGAAATTAAAGAGCCTACAGTACCAGGAGAAGAGCCTGATAAAGCTGGAACTCCAATTACAGAAACAACAGGATCAGGATATTTACCGACAACTTCACAAATGCCTTCAGTAAAGCCTGTAGGAGACCCTAAACCTGCACCAACTCCTGCTCCCACAGGAATACCACAAGAGGTTTCTGATGAAGATAGACAAGATATTACTATACCAACACCAATAAGTGAATCTAAAGATATAGCTCCTGCTTTACGAGAAAGAGAATTTAGAGTATCAGAAACAGGTAAAAGAGCAGAAGATATTGCAAGTGGTAGAAAAGGCCTTGAAGAATTAGGGCTAAAAGCTGACGCAGCTCAAATGCCTACGGATGAAGAGGCATTAAAAAAACAACAAATAGATCCAACTACAGGAGTAATAAAGAAAGACGATTTAAAGCAACTAACTTCTGAAGATTATCAAATTTTAAAAGATCAAATAAGAGATGAAGATGTTCAAAGAGGAGTCTCACAGCCTGGTGTAAGTTTACCTACTCCAATAGAAGCAGGAAGAATGACAGCAGATACTGTAGCTACTGATGTTCAAATAGATGCAGCACAAGGACAACTTTCAGATGAATCATTAGCTAAAGCAGCAGGTGTTCAAAGGGTAGCTCCTATTGTTGGAGCTGAAGTAGAAATACTTCCAGGAGCATTAGCAGAAAGAGTAGTTGGTACAATAAGTCCAGAGGCTAAAGCTGTTGCCGCTCAAAACATAGGAATAAATTTAGCTAGAATTACAAGAGCTAAAAAACAATTATCAAATGCTGGGTTGTCTGATGCTGATATTACAGACCTTGGTAATAATCCAGAAATTTTAGAAGATAAACTAACTGATTATTCTGAAACTCAAAGAGGCTTAATTGCAGGATTACCACAAGAAGCTTTAGTTTCTCAACAAATAGATACATTATTAAATGGTATAGAAGATGGTAATATCCCTACGTGGGCATCTCCAGCAGTTTCGGCTGTTGAACAAATGTTAGCGGAACGAGGATTAGAATCTTCTTCTATAGGAAGAACAGGATTAGTAAACGCTATTATCCAATCTGCTTTACCTATAGCTCAATCTAATGCTCAAGCTATACAACAAAGCATTACTCAAGAAAGAACTATTGAAGCTCAAGTTTTTGAAGCAAATGCAGCAAGACAGCAACAAACAGCTCTAACAAATGCAAGTAATGTTTTTCAAATGGACATGGCTCAATTTAGTGCTGACCAACAAAGAGTATTATCTAATAGTAAGTTTTTACAAACGGTTGGATTAACTGAAGCTAATATGGAACAACAAGCTACTATTCAAAATGCATTATTATTATCACAAGCTAATTTAGCTGAAGCTGATTTCTATCAAAAGGCTCAAATACAAAATGCTCAAGCCTTTGTAAATATGGATATGGCTAATTTAAATAATGACCAACAAGCTGTAATGGTTAAAGCTCAACAAGAACAACAAATATTATTAAGTAATCAAGC